CTTTGCGAATGTCGCTCATTCGATTTCCTTAGAAAGTAAAAAGCCGCCCGAAGGCGGCTGTGAAAATCGGCGATTAAGCCGGGATGAAGAACACTTCTGCGGCTGCTTTTTTGAGCGTGCCGTCAAGCGTCCAAACGCCGTTAACAGCGCCCTGCCAGTTCAGGTTTTGGATGAACACGGGGACGAAGTACGCGCCGTTTGTTGCGGTCGTTGGGAAATTGACCTTCACAGGGAAGGTTTCGCCCGTTGCCTCGTAGCCGCGCAATGCTTTTTGCACCGTGCCTTGTGGCAATTTGTTTCCGCTGATCGTGATGGTGCCGAGAGTTTTCACGCCAGATTCAAAGGTCGTGGACTCGTCGCACATGCCGGTGGTGTCGATTTCAGGACGTGCAGGGTTAGAACTGTTGAAGTTCTTCGCCTCGCACATCTTCTGCCATGTGTACTGCTGAATCGAACCACCAGTACCGGCGGCGGCATAAGCCGTTGTGTCAAGGTTGATCGTGAAGGTGCCCGCAGCTGGAGCGCCTACCGTGTACCAACCCGCCGGGAATTCAGGCATGCCGGTAACAGCGCCGATATAGACGATGTCGCCAGCTGCTGAACCGTGCGTGGTGACCGACACAACGGCAGGATTTGCCTTTGTGACGGCGGTGATTGTTTTAGTAGCTAACTTGGTGACGGGAATCCAAAGTTCGGAACCCGCGAAGCGTGTGGCTGATGCCATGATGATTTCCTTTCAGGAATAAAAAAACCCGCCGAAGCGGGTCTGGTTTTTGTGACTAAGTAACTAAACGCTCGCGGCGTTTTCCCAACATCGAACCTGAATCAATGCCCTGAAGAGCTTTGTGTCGGGTTCGTAGTCCGTGGCGAAGCTTTCGACGGCTTCGATAATTGATGAGCCTTGCAGCGCGGCGATAGTTGCCTCGCGCAAGGTGCACATGTCTTTGTGGTTCGTGTGGTAGCAATCGACCTGAAAAAGCCGGTCAGCGTCGCGCGTTGAACCACAAATGGAAACATCCTGCACGGCTGAAACCGCGCTAAACACAATGAACGGCGCGGTGTCGCCTTGCTTCGCAACAAGCGGGTATGCCTTACCGCTCACAAGCGGCGATAGAAGCGTGTAGAGCGATGTTTCAAGCATTCTCTAGACCCTTTTTGACACGCTCCACCATTGCGCCTAGCGCTTCCTCTTTCGTTTCCTCGAATGCCGGACGCATGAAAGGCCGTGCCGCCATTTTGCTAGTGCCGAATTCGTGCATGTGCCAGTAAAACGGATCGTCTTGACGTTTTGCTTTTGGGTCCGGCTTGCCGTGACGCACGCCGATGTTGATTTGCACGTATTCGGGGTTGCGTTGCTTTTCAACCTTGCCCGCGATGTTGCGAATTAACGCGCCGGTGTCCTCAATGCCTTTGCTTCTTGCGATCTGCTTTGCGCGCTTTTTGATAACCTGCGCACCGGCAACAACACCAGACCGCAAAATCTTTTTTTGCATCTTGTCGTTCAATTCACGCAAACGGCGTGACAACTCAACGCCGCCGGAAAACTTGAAACTATCGGCCATCGTGTACGCCCTCAGAAACCAGCGCCACCACTTCGCGACGGTCAAGGCGCGTTTGCAGCAAAGCATGCACGGCGTAAGTCTTACCGCCGTAGGTAATGCGGTCTTGCGGCTTAACGTCTACCGGGTAGCGCATGACGATTTTCCCGGTTACCTCGGATTGCGTTTGCTCGCTACCTAAAAACTCTTTGCCGTTTAGCGGTTCTATTGCTGCCCACACGCTCACGAGCGTTGCCCATGTAACGCGTTCGCCGCCGTCGTCATCACGCGCGCTTGTCTTGCGCTCTATCGTGACGAAGTTGCGCAGCCGTCCCGCTCTCACAGCGACCAAATCCGTTTTGTGTCGAGCAACGCCTTCACGCCTAGCGGTAGCTCGGTAACCGACACGCCGACAATCGATTGCTCGCGGTTTTCGTAGAGGTGCCCGATGATGAGTTTCATCGCGGCGATGACCGCGCTAGGCGTTGAGCCTGCGACATAACGCACCTTCACGACGTTTGCGGCTTCTAGCGTTTCAGGCCATTCCGTGTCGTAAGCAGGAATCGCCCACGACTTTTCGGAATAGTCGTCTAGTGTGTACGCGGAACCGGACAGCGTTTGTTCTGCCTGATTCGCGTCGATGTATTTGATCGAGGTTATCGATGCGACCGGCCCCATTGGCAATTCAATGGAGCCATCGGGGAATTCGTCTAGCGCGAGTTCAAGCGTTTGCGAGCCGACCGCTCTTTGTAGGTAGTGCTCGCAATACTCCCGCGCGGCGGTTGTGAGCGATGCGATCAATGTATCTTCGGACGTGTCGGTAACGCGTAAATGCAGGCGAGCGTCTGCCAGCGTCACCGGTTCTGTCGGCGGCGTGATGACTTGATAGCCCATTGTTTACCTGCGAGATGTTTGTTTGTTGTTTCGTGTCGCGCCGCGTGATGTGGCGCGCGTTGATACGGTTGCGGCGGTTCGGTCGTTCATCGCGGTGGCGATGCGTTCGCCCGACTCCGCAGCCGTTCTAATCGTCGCGGGCATATCCGGTGTAGGTCAGTTCCGCAGCAATCGGCGCGGCCTCGTCAGGGGCGGCAAGCGATACCAATGCGGCGTACTGCGTTGCACCTGCGCGATATGACGGGTCTGTACCCTGCAAAAACATCTTGAGGGCAGCGTTTTCTGTTGCGTTACTGAGTGACATTTTTTCTAACTTTCGTCAAAATTTGTTTAGCGGATGCGCCTGAACAGGTGTTTTTCCATGTCAGCATTTACTTAATGCACTCTCTTACAAGCGCGCCGAAATCAGAGTAGGAAACGGTTTTGTCTTTCGTCCAAATCGTGCAGCGGTCGCCCGCTTTTTCGAGACAGCCGCTATCGTTGCGCGCTGCGGCCTTGCGAGCGTCGCATGTCTTAGTCATGTTGTTTACCGGCAGCATTTCGACTGTCCGCGTTGTCGCGCACGATGTCAGCAAAAGGCAGCAAAGGCAGATGAAACTGGCCGTCGAAAATGTGGCGCGTTTCGTGGCCGAGCAATGCGTCAGGCGTGGCGAGAATTTGGAGTGCATAGATGCTTCCGGGGCCGAATGTGATCGGCGCTATGACGGTAGGCGGTTCGGTGATTGCGCACGCGGTAAGCTGCACCATGAGCGGCGACAGCAACGCGTAAGCAGGTTGTGCTTTTGCGGCCTCAATCGCGCATGACGCACCCGCAAATTGTGAGTCGATAAACGTGATCGTTGCGACGTTGCGATATGGCTGCGGGTCAAACGTGCCGAGCTAGGCGCTGGCATGTGAGCACCAGAGCGCGACGATGAAAAGGGCTAAACGCCGCATGATTCACGCAGCCAGTTTTCAAGAATCAACTGCTCGCCAGCGGTTGCGGCACCAGCGCGAATGAACGCGCGATGAATATTCATGTTTGATGGATACAATCCACCGCTACGCGCACCTAAAAACAAATCGTAGTTTCCAAAGTTTCCAGTAACATCCGGCCCGTCAATGACTGAGGTTATGCCCGCAGATGCGCCGTTGACGCGCACAGAGTGCTTTACAGTAGATGTGAGTTGCGCCAAATCTATGTAATCAATTAGCGTCGTATACGCGAGAGGCAAAGCAGAAGAAGGCGTCACCGCATCCAACCCACCGCCGCCATTGTTGGCTTGAAGGTAGTGTTTGCCTGAACCGCCCTCATTAAGTGACGCGTAGAACGCGCCCACATTAGAAACAGCAGTTGGGCTGTATTCCATCGCAATAGATGCCGCCGTCGTATTCGGCTTAAACGCCAAACCGATTAGCACCTTGTTGGTAGTTGACAGGTTGATTCCTGACACCTGCAATAAGTCGTTTGCACCGTCGAATTTCGCAAAAGCAGGGAATCCAACCGTGTCGTAATCGCTGCCGGTGTTAACGCGTTGGTAGCTAGTGGCAGCAGAGCCTACCTCTACTTGAGGGTGCCAAATCTCAATTGTCGCAGGCGCGTTCGGATAAATCCAAATGCTGCGACGATCCCCCCCAGTCAAGCCACTTGCGCGAGTTTTTGTAAAGTACGTCCAAGCAGATGTAACAGAAATAGTCTGCACATCGGACGCGCTGTCGTAGAACCCAAAGTCAACAGAAACAGTGCTTGCGCTCCGCAGCCACACACCTTGTGTTACGGGTGTTGAGGTCACCGCAATGTTTTGATAAATCTGATTTGCGCCACCACTAGAAGGAAACGTAATGGTTGACGCCGTTAAAGTTCCGTCTGGCGCAGTTGCATTGTTTGCGGTTACTGTAACTCCTAGCTTACTCCACGCCGCATCAGTAAAAACCTCGGTTTTTTGCAACTGATTCTTACGCGCAGAAAACAGCGGACGCGCGCCTGCGGTTGGTTGCGTGGCGTGGTTGCCGGGTACACGACATACGCTGAAATCGTCTATGTCGCCAGTGAAGCCGATTAGACTAAATCCAACTTCTCGGTTCGACGAGCCTGCGCGAATGTAGCCGGTTGAAACACCGTTCGCCGATACGGTAAAACTGAAAACAGCCGATGCGTTGACGTACGCCTTAATGCTTCCGCCTGAATAGTTGGAGACGGTGTAGGTGACTTTGTACACATCACCAGACGTCATGGACGCTGCGTTTTGGTACACGTAGCCACTCGCAGCGGTGCAACGTAGCGCGCCGGAAGAAATGGATACGCCTGCTGGCATTGTCCATCCGGTGCCTACAGAAAAATCGCCGTTAGTGATGACGGTCGCGTCAACCGTCGTGCTTTTTGAGTCGAGCACTAGGCCGATTGTTTGTCCCGGCGCAGTGACTGGCGTCGTCAGCGTCGCGCTGTCTTGGAATAGTTTGGACGTATCGCCCATATCCCACATGCCTCCCACTCTGCCAGCCGCGAATAGGGCTTGCACTTGGGCGGTTAGGGATTGGCTTGACGCCGCAGGCGAAAACACATCCCTAACGGGGTTTTTCAGCGGCGAAGATAGCGGCGAAGTAAGCAGCATTACGAGCGGTCTACTCCGAACGACACAGCGCTTGGCATTCTCACCGCCCTAAAAACGCCGGGAGCACTTAAGACGACAACGGTGTTTTGCGCGTCCAAAACTCCAAAATCCGTGTAAGTCGAATCTGATTGCTTACATTGGATTCTCAC